TAGTGTGCTATTATATATAGGTAGCTAAAATATAGTTATATTCAAAGCTATAAACGGTAACAAGTAACTTTGTAGGAATGTACAGCGAAATCCCAAACCAACGTATACCACAGTCAAGAAAAACCAGAGAATGGGCCATCAATACGATGGAGGCCTATTTTTCTCTAGCTGACTTTGGAAGAACTAACAGGAAAGAGGAGCTCCGGAAATTGTATGATTACTACAATGGGGTGATCCATGATGACGACTATCGCTATGTTGTGCAGCCTTATGGCAAAGCCCGTAAGAACTTCCCTTCAAAAATGCGCAACTATCCCCTTATCAAACCTATCGTAGACCTACTTCTGGGGGAAAAAGCTAAACGTCCATTGAACTACTCAGTGACTGTACAAAATTCGGACTCCGTTTCCCGTATGGAGGAAGAGAAAAAAACACTTGTACTTAACTCCATGAAACAGATGTTCGTAAATGAAATGAACATGATGGGCATGGATACAGGAGTGCCCACACAAGATATACAGCTCCCTGAAGAACTGGCAAACATGTTTGAAAGGAGCTATACAGATACAAGAGCCATTCTAGGACAGAAAGGCATGAACTATATTATGCAAGATTGCAAGGTTCATGAAAAACTGCAAAAGGCATGGTTTCATTTTCTTGTATCGGGAGAATGCTATACAGAAAGGGGAGTAAGAAACGGGGAGGTATTCTACGATATACTAAATCCGTTAGATGTAGACTATGATCTTGATCCGGATCTAGACTACGTAGAAGATGGGGATTGGGCAATGGTAACTAAATACATGCACCCATCATCTGTAATTGAAGCCTTTGGTAGAGATCTTAAACCAGATCAAATAGATCAGGTATTCCAAAGCGCAGGATCAGGTAGCTTTATCTATGACTCTACTTACATGGATAGGCAAGATGACCTTAGAGATAGACTTGTAAGAGTACGCATTCTGTACTGGCAGTCTATGCAAAGAACGGGATTCGTGTCTTATTATGACCCTGAAACAGGGAGCATGGAAATGTTTGATGTAGAAGACGGGTATAGACTACCTCCAGAACTAAAAGATCTTGGAGCAAAGATGGAGTGGGAATGGCATAACCTTGTCTATCAAGGAATATGCATAGGAGAGGATATTTACATAAACATGCGTCCTTTTGACAATCAAAGGATGTCGATCAATAATCCTTCTAAGAATAAACTCCCTATAAACGGACGTAAGTACTCTGATATAAATACCAATAACATCTCATTAGTGATGCTAGGTATACCTTATCAGTTAAACTATAACGTATACAAATATCGATTGGAATTGGCTATTGCCAGGTCAAAAGACATAATCGCACAGCTTGATATAAACATGATCCCTAAAAAATGGGATATGGACAAGTTCATGTACTATGTAGAAGGTACTGGGATTGCATGGATAGACTACAACAAAGAAGGAGTAAAACTGAGTCCGCAGCATCAATCCGTACTTGACCTGTCAATGAAGACAATGGGTATGTATGTAGAGTTATTGAACTCTATACAGATGGAGTGGGAAAGAGTATCTGGAGTAAATCGTCAAAGAATGGGTGGGATGTCCCAATATGACGGTAAGGCTACAAGCCAGCAGGCAATTGTACAAAGTGCTCATACAACTGAGGACCTATACAGGAAGTTTGCCGGTGTAGAACAAAGAGATCTGCAAGCACTTCTTGACTACTCTAAGGAAGCATGGATAACAGGTAAAGAAGCACAGTATGTAATGCCTGATGGTACTACAGAGTTCTTCGCAATTGATCCCCTCCCTTATCTCGAATCTGATCTAGGAATCTTTGTATCAGATGCTACTAAAGAGCTTGAAAAACTGAATCTTATGAGAGAGTTCGGTATGGGTATGCTACAGAATGGCACACCTCCAAGTACGGTAGCAGATATAGTTGATTCTGAAAACTTCGTTATGATGAAGGATAAGATCAAGCAGGCAGAAGCATCTCGTCAAGAACTTGAGGCAGCACAAAGTCAGGCTGAACAACAATTACGTCAAGCAGAGATTCAGATGAAAGAAGCTGAAGTTCAGAATGAGAATATGAATAAGCAGCTTGACAGAGATAATAAGCTAGAGATAGCTGAGATCTATAATAGAGATAGAGAGGTAACTGTAACTGATGATAGCGCTAAGAACAGAGCTAACGACATCAAAGAGATGCAGGTAAAAGAAAATGAACGTTCTAATAGAGCAAAAGAAGATATTGCTAGAAAAAAAGATTCTGACAATAAATGATTCCACCTATTGAAATAATGAAGCAGGCTTATGGTCAGCAAGACCCTCCTTTTACCGGAAGTATAAGTGAGCTTATAGTACAAGAAGAATTAGCTGCAGCACAAGATCAAATACAGGAGCAAGAAGCTCTAGATATAGCAGTTACACCACAAGAACAGCAGGTAGGACTTACACAAGGACCGCCAAGACCTATGGTATTTCCTGATACACAGGGACAAGATTTTAACACTATGGGTATGGACTACCCTATAGATATACAAGGGTTTGATAATGAAGGAGGACTTGTAAGATCTTATGAGGCAGTACCTCCAGGTATAGATAGTATACCTATGGGACCTAAAGTAAGTACGGTCATAGAAAATCCTACCCAGTATAAAAAGGGTGGAATGAGTAACCTATCCTTTGCTGAAAAAATCGAAAGATATAAGAAGCTAAGGAATGAGAAAAGGTAGAATATCTCCTAAAAAATCTACACTTAAAGATATAAGTGAGTTTGTAGCTCCTCCAAATGAAGCTTTAACTCCTAATGTAGTCCCTGGGTATATAAATCCAGGAAGACCTTATACTCCTCAAAAATCTAAACCCACAGATACTTCTCCTCTTACAGCACCTCCACTACCTCCAAGATCTGCAGGAAGTGCTACAAGATATTCTAATATGGCGCCAAAAGCTCCAGAAAAACCTAACTACTCTATAGATATTTCTGTTCCTCCAGCAGTAGCTCAAGCAGAGTCTACATATGTAAAACCTCTATTCTCAGAAACTCCTGAAAGAATTACTAAAAATGTTATAGATAAAGCTGTTACTCCTAGAAATGAACCTGAACAGATAAGTCTAATAGATACCTATACAGATACTGTAGTCACAAAAGCGCAAGATAAAGTAGACTCTTTGTATAAGCAGTATTCTCCTAAAACAAAAAAAGATACACTTGCTTTACAAAACATGCTGCTAAAAGAAGGGTACGATCTGCCTAAGTATGGAGCAGATGGAAAGTTTGGAGATGAGACATTAGCAGCATATACTAAATACTTAGAAGATACAATGTCTCCTAAGATAAACAAACTGGCAGCACAGTCTTCAAGAACTAAATGCACTCAAGAAGGATGTGCTGAGTATGTATCAGATGTACTTCAAAACACAGTGCTTGGAGATGCCTGGGAAATGAAAGCAGACATTGAAGATAGGGGAGGAAAGATAAAGTATAACATCTACGATGACCCTAGATTACAAAGTGCTCAAACTGTTTCAAACCTTTTAATAAACACTGAAAAGGTTAAAAAAGAAAATGTAGCTACAAAAAATCTTTTTGATGTAGGAGATGTAGTAGGCATATTTTGGAAAGGAAGTGATTACCATAGTGTGGCTATAGATAGGGGTAAAGGAGGTACAAAAAACACACACGTAGGAGTAGTCACTTCTATAAAGGACGGTATCCCTATTATTTCTCATAATTTAAAAGGAGATCTAAAACACGTACCGTACAATAGGCTAACTATTGGATGGGTAGGAACACCTGCAGAAAAACTAACTTCTGCATACGAGCTTCCTAAAGACACAGAAGATACAGATCTTACAGGTGCAGATCCTGCTAAAATAGTAAGAACCTATGTAAACAATATGGCAGAGGATCTTCAAATAAAGGATCTTCCTGTAAAAGATATAGAAAAAGATGTATATGGAATTTTAAAATTAGAAACCGGTGCAGGAAAGTATAAGCCTTCTGCAGAACAGGTCGAAAGAAATGCTAAAATTAAAAGACTGTCAAGAACTGGAGATATCAACAATGTATCTCAAGGCATTGCAAAAATGAAGTTAGATACATTTTCTCCTAGAGAGAAAGCTTTTTTAGGATTAAATGAATCTACTATAAATGATGATGAAACTTCAATTAAAGCTGCAACTTACCTGTATTTAAAAAACTATTCTCTTTTTAAAAGTTACGCAGAAAAAAATCCTCAGTTAGAGTTAGAAGAGGATGACGTACGCGCATTAGCAACACTAGCACATAATCAAGGTACTCGCAGGCTAAAAAACCTAGGGTACTTAAATCCATCAAAATCAATGGCTGAAGAAGTAGAGTCTATAAGAGATTTAAAAGAAGGAAGAACCAGAGACGTATCTTCTACAAAGTATAAATACTTTGGAGCACTTGGAGATTTAGCTTATGATATAGAATTTCCTGAAGGACATGAGACCTATATAGGTAGGGTTAGAAAGCATGGAGATGCATTCGCAAAAAATAAATATAGAAATGGAGGTATGTATACCCCAAGATATCAAACCGGAGGAAAATATCAAATACCTGCAGAGTTAATGCAGCAACATAGAAATGAAGTAAAGCTTGTAGAAAGTGCAGATGGAACTCTTATGAAAAATCCAGAAAGCACTGCTACAGGGTTTTACGGGCAGCTATTTAGCGAGGTACAAAATCTTCCTGAAATGAAAGGTATAAGTAGGGATCAATTTGCTGCAGATACAACTTTACAGAATCAGATATACAATAAAAGATTTGAAGAAGGATTACCAGGTATCCCAAGCACCTCTAGAAACTTAGAAGATTTATACGAGCAGTACAGACCTCAAATACAAGAAAAAGAGTACGGTCCTATGGATGTAGCAGGTATGGTAAATCTTTTAGGAAGACAGGGTACAAGAGAATATCTTGGATATCATGTAAGAGATAAAAAACCTTTATCAGATGTGTTTCCGTCTAAATATGGAGCAGGTAAAAGACAAGCTAATAAAACTCCTGATGAATACATACAGGAAATGAGAAGTATCCGTCCAGGATATATCAGGTATAATTATGATACCGATAGGTATAGAACAACCGTACCTGGAGCTGGAGGAAGCTGGTAAAAATGTTATATTATAACTACACTTTTAAAAAGGAATATTATTGGCTATAATGAAATAGTCAAATTAATTTTGTAATATGGATAAAGACCAAATACAGCCGATAGATATCGAGATCGATGATATCTTATCACCTGAGCCGGTAAGGGAAGAGCCTGCTAAGGAAGAAGCTGTAGAAACACAAGAACCCGCTGCAGATATTGTACCTGCAGATATTGACTCTGAAGAAGAGAAAAAAGAAGTAGAAGAAAAAGTAGAAGAGCCTGTAGCTGAAAAAGAAGAAGTTATAGAGGAAGCTACAGAACCTGAAGAACCTGAAGCTGCAGCAGAAGAAGGTACTACAGTAGTAGAAGAAATTATTCAAAAATTTGGATATGATGACATTGATGAAGAATTTGAAGATACGACTGAAGGGCTTACTCAGCTCACTCAAGTCTTATCTGAAAAACTTGCGATAGAAACTTTAGATAGCTTATTTGAAAAATTTCCTACTGTACAACGACATTTAGAGTATGTACAACAAGGAGGTGACCCTAATGAGTTTATGAGGGCTTTTACTCCAGAAGTAGACTACTCTACAATGGAGATTAAAGAAGATGATACTGCATCGCAAAAAAAGATACTTACAGAGTACTTTATAGCTAGAGGTACTGAAAAAGATTTTATCGGAGATATGCTAGAGTCATATGAAGATAAAGGTACTTTGAAAGATAAAGCAATTGCTGCGCAAAAAGCACTATCAGATGCACAAGTTGCACAGAGAGAAGCAACACTTGCACAGCAAAGAGAACAATATATACAGCAGCAAGAAGCAACACAGAAAATGTGGGAGGATATAGGTAACACTATAACCGATGCTACAGACCTGTCTGGTATTCCTATTTCACAAAGAGATAAGAATAAATTTTTTGATTATATATCAAAACCTATAGACTCTTATGGTAACACCCAAAGAGATGTAGATATGCAAAAAGCCGATCTAGATGTAAAACTAGCAATGGACTTTTTGATGTTTAAAGGTTTTGACTTAAATAAATTTATTGGGAAGAAAGCAAGCACTAAAGCTGCCAAAACCCTAAAAGAAAAATTAGAAAATAATAGTAAGAGAGCCAAGAGCGTAAGAACTGCAAGTAATAGTTCTAATAATGACTTGGAGTCTATCGACCTTGACTTTTCTAATCTAGGAGGCTGATCTCCGACCCTTAAATTGAGAAAAAATGATTAATGGACCATCAAATCGCGGAAGTAACATTTCCGTGGTACGCACAACTTTCAACGATGCGCAGATGACAGACATGAACAGTCTGGCTAACGCATTCTTGTCAAAACCGACAGAGCTATCTCCGGTTATTACTCACCTCGCAGGTAAAGACGACCTACGATTCCCACTTACTTTCATGTCTGAAGGTGTTGGAAACGTACAGTCTATTGACCGTCTTGAGTATGAGTACCGAGTAGCTACCCGTAAACTAATGACCCGACCTGTAGCCGTTACTAACGGAGGTGCAAACATCGGTCAAGGAGGAGCTACTTTCGAGCTTACTTTCCCTGACAAGTGGTTTGTTCACCCTTACGTTCTTGTAAACGGAGCTGGAGAGCAGGCACGTATTATGCGTGAGCCTGTACCTTCTTCTACAGGACAGGGATGGGTATACACCCTACAACTTGTAAGCCCTACAGCTGCTACAGTATTGACCACTGGTTTTACTGCAGGAGATCTTTGGGCTCAATTGTTTGCTCCTGTAGGAGTTGATTTCTCTCGTGGAAATGCTTCTAACTGGCAAGCACCTGGACTTGTTCGTAACAAACTTACTACTGTACGTAAGTCTTACCACATGTCTGGAAACGCTAAGGACTTTGTAGCCGAGTTCTCTCTACCTAAGAAAGGAGGCGGTACTACTAAGCTTTGGATGGATTATGAAGAGTACCAGCACATGCTTGAGTTTAAAGAAGAGTGTGAGATGATGTACTGGTATGGTCAGCGTACTTATGGTGACGACGGTGTTGTCAACATGCGTGATGAGAATGGACAGCCTGTAGTTGTAGGACCTGGACTTCTTGAGCAGATCATTAACCGTGAGACTTACTCTACTCTTACAGAGACTCAGCTTTTGAACATCATTGGTGACCTATTCTACGGAATGACCGATGCTAACCAAAAGCAAGTTACTCTTTACACTGGTACAGGTGGTATGCGTGAATTTGATGCTGCAATGAAGAATTTCTTCGCAGCTAACACATGGCAAGCAAGTTCAACTACCGAGTTCATCAACGGATCAGGAAGAAATCTTGGACTTACAGGATACTTCAAGCGTTATGAGCACATCGATGGCCACGCTGTCAATGTAGTTAAGATGCCATTGTTCGACCACGGTCCTGTAGCTCGTGCAAGAGACCTTCACCCAGTGACAGGATACTCTTTGGAGTCTTACAGAATGGTATTTGTAGACCAGTCTAACTACGATGGTCAGGCTAACTTGAAGATGATCTCCAAGAAAGGCCGTGAGCACCTACGATGGTGTGTACCAGGTTCAGTAGTACCTAAAGGTTTTGATGCAAACACTTCACGTGCATCTGACGTAGACGGTGCTTCTGTTCACATGTTGAAGACAGGCGCAGTTTGCCTAAGTCGATTCGATACTAGCCTCGATATTGAGTGCATTGCATCGTAATATAACTGTAGATAAAGGAGGGGAGAGCAATCTCCCTTCCTATTTCTACTTTCAGGTGAGTTATTCTTTTCACCCTGAAAACCTTAACTAGAAAGAACTATGACAACACGTACAAAAAAGGGGTCTGCACCTAAAGCAGCGGCTAAAGAGGAGACAGTCGAGACAAAAACTCCAGAAGACTTCGGTACCAAAAAGGTATATCTCCGAAGAAAAGAAATTGCTAGCCACCTTCCAAAGGAGATCAGAGCTGAAGCAGTTGTTAAACTATCAAGTGTATTTGTTAACCGTCAACCTATCCGAGGATTTACAGACACGGAAACAGAGACAAAATATCTTAGAACTCTACTAGATGTAGGTCCTGAAGATAGAGAGTGGTCTCGTTACGTGCGTAAGTTCTGGGCAGAGCTACGTATCGGTGTAGGATTTACCGGAGTAGAACTTGAGATCGGAACAGATATGGATGGTGAGCCATTAAATCTAATGGATTACATCAAGTATAAGTTTGCAAAAAGGCATCCTCTTGTAGCAGATAGCGAAGAAGAGATGATGAAAAGTACTCGTATAAGATTCTATATTCAAGATCCTTCTAAGGATGATAAGAAGAAGAACAATAAAGTACAACTTGCAAAACGTGCAGATAGAGAGTTTATCAAAGCTTCTGATGATCACACAAGAATGAGGAATATCGCTCGTGTACTTAGTAACGTAAGTGTAGATAAGTACGACTCTGAGCAGATAGAGAACATGCTTTATGATATCAAGCAGAAAGATCCGGCAAAATTCCTTAAATTTGCTACAGATGAAAATCTGGATATAAGAGCTGAAATAGCAACGTTTATAGAATCAGGCGTACTTAATAAGATAGGTAACGCTATTGTAAATGTAGACGAGACCGTAGGTGAGGATATGGATGATGCTATAAGAGTACTTAAAAGCCCTAAACATTCAGGGTTACTCAACACTCTTAGACTTCGACATAAAGAACTCTCTAAATAGATAGACAGTGAACGTAACTGATATGCATATTTCCCTGCGCCAAACGGTAGACAGGATAAACTCACAAAGAGCCGACCAGCTTCTAGATCAAGAAATTGATCTGGAGCTGAATCGTGCTATGCAGAGATTTATAAACCAGAGGTACGGAAAAAATAATGTATATCAGGAAGGTTTTGAAGAATCACAGAAACGTATAGATGAACTTCGTACACTACTTACAGAGTACGAATCAGGCGTAACGTTTAAAGAAGTACTCAGACCTGGGCGTGTCTTTGTCGATCAATTCCAATTACCAGCAAACTATATGTACCTGGTAAACCAAAGATCTAAAGTCTTTATAAATGATTGTCAGCCTATAGCTTACAATCTTATAGCTAGGCCGGATATATACTACTTTACATTCACTTTTGATCAGCTATTAGTGAACGGTAATGAGTTTGTAGATAGCATTAGAATGCAAAATACCGAGTTTGGTACAACACCTACTACAAACTTTCCTACAGTATGGAATCCTAGCAGTGACCTTTTAGCTCTTGGTTATACATCCAGCTCATATCCACAGTTTATAAATGAGGTCAGAGCAGATCTTATAGCCAATCCTCAACCTGGTTTTGAAATATATTGGGAGTCTTATGGTCCATTAAACGTACCGAACAATTTTGTTGTAATTGTCGATCCGGACACGTACCCATGGTTTGTTTATGATGCTTCTTCAGGAACACCTACACCTCTTGTATCTATAGATAATAATGATCAGATAAACTTTGTACCACCACAGTTTGAAGATCAAAGTAATAATCTTGTAAGAGAGCCTAGAGATGGTACTTATACAGAGGATATGGTCTTAAATAAGTTTTCACAACAAGACGATATCTTCCGTCTTTTAGACGATCCTTTCAATAGTACAACTCATACTTCACCTCTAACTACAATACGAGGTAACTTCATAGATATATACAGTAATGCTATATTTATAACATCTAGTGCAAAAATTACGTACCTAAGAAATCCACAACCTATTAACCTATCTTTGGGGATAGATTGTGAACTACCAGATCACACACATGAGGAAATAACAGCTATGGCTGCTTCTTCAATTTTAGAAGAGTCTGCTGATCCAAGGTATAGAACTCAGGTAGCAGAAGCAATTAACAGAGAATAATTCTATTTATCAATTTTAAAATAATAAGCTATGAGACAGCTATTAATTTCAGATGGTGCTACAGCAAGCTATACCGGTGGTCTACTTGCTCCAGGCGCTATTGACGTTCAAGGTCTATCTTCATCAGGACCTACTTCTCTTACACCAGGAGAAACTATTTCAGACTATCCTGCAATTAGAATTGTACAGGGTACTGCTGCAAATCGTGCTAATATTGTATCTCCTTGGATCGACGGTACTTCTGTTGCTAACTGGGCAGGACAATCTTACGCAGCTCAAACTGCACAGAACACTACTTGGGCATTTGCAACAAATCCTACTGCAGGTACAATTTTTACTTGTAAAATTATTGACCGAGCTATCGGACAAGCACAGTTTAACAGGAAATCTGCTTCTTACACAGCAGTTACAGGTGATGTAGCCGGTAATGTTGTAATGGGAATTATGGAAGACCTTACAGGACTTTCTATTGCTGCAGGTACACTACTTGCTGCTACAGCATATGATGTTGTAGGAATGGGTGGAAGAGTAACAGCTAGCATTAACGCTATTACTTCAGGTGCTGCAACTACAATTACTTTGGTAGGAAGCACTTTTGCTGCCGATCCTTACTCAGTTGCTGCTTCTTTTGAATCTGCTAGCGAAAACCTAAGCGGAGACTTTGGAACTGTACTTACAGTTACTGCAGTTGCTGCTCCAGGAATTGGAAACGGTGGTGATGGAAACTTTATGGTAGAGTTGGAAAAAAGCCTACAAGGTTTAGGAACATCTTTCTACAACCGAGTTCAGCTTCCTAATACTCCTCCAGCTTACGCTGTTGCAGGTACTACTTACGATCTTTATAAGCTTCGTTTTGGTAACGCTTCAGAAGGTAACATCAGAGGTGTAGATAACTACAGAGAAATCGTTATCGCTTCTCCAGCAGGAGATGCTGATGGTGCAGTTTTTGAAGGTAAGATCAACCCATGGTTGAACTCTTGCCCAGGAAGTTTCGCAGCTGTAGTACTTTAATTTTAATTTTTAACCTATAAAATTCTAATATTATGGCAGCTCCAACAATAAGTTCAGCCGGAAAAAACAGAGAGGTACATTGCGCTACTGCTAAGTTTGTATTTGATACAACTGCAGCAGGTGCATATGATAGCACTGTAATCATTCCACCAAAAGCAACAATTACTGGTGTCTATATGTATGCTCACGTAGCATTAACAAATGGTACTAACATTATTGCTAATATCGGACCAGCAGGAGGTACTCACGTTGACCTTACTCCAGAAGTAGTTACAGCAGATCTAAATGCTGCAAACAAGCAGGATAGTTCAGCAGTAGTTACTCCATTGGCTCTAGATGCAGTTCAAGGCGGTGTTATTTCAATAACAACCACTGGAACATATAATGCAGGTGATTTAGATGTAACTGTTTGTTACGTAGTCTAATCAACCACTAATTATATTTAAACCGGGAGGGAGGAATTAACCTCCTTCTCGGTTTTTATTTTTTAAAATATTCGCAATGAACCTTACAGCCAGTATTACAGGAGATTGTAGATTTATGAGTATATCTGTAACAGGAGCTACTTCTCAAGCAGAAGTATCTATTACAGTATCAGACGGATCCAACTCCTATCTTATATCTGCAGATGCAAATCTGTCAGGAAACTATACAACAGCAATTTATCTAAGTACTACTGTAGGATCACAAGCTGGTGTATTTGAAATTACAGTTATAGATTCTGCAAGTGGAACTATAGCTTATGCAGGAGCTTTAGGTAAGTGTGATCTGGACTGTTGCATTGCAAAGAAAGTAGACTCCTTACTAGGATGCGACTGCAGCTGTACAAAGTGTAACGACACACTTATAGTTGCAGAGAGAGTTCATCTATTGATCGCAGCAATAGAAACTGAGCTAGCACAGATCGGAGGAGATGAAGCTGCAAACACAGCTATTATAACTAACAGTAGAGGTAAGTATAACAAGGCTTTAGAACTATGTTCTGATAGCTGTGGATGTAATTGCTAATGGTTAAAAAGCACATAAGTGGTCTTTCAGGAGTATATCAAGATACTCTATACGTAATCTTTAATTACTCTTCTGATCTTGGACATGATCCTTTAGGAAATGTAGAAGATGTTACCGTAGGGGGAGTTGCACCTAGTAGTATAGAGTACACTCTTAATCAGGTAACTGTAAAATACCTCAACTATAACTCTCCTATAGGAGGCTTTAAAACCTTTCAGGTAACTTTTCAGT